AGTAGATCAGTATGCAAATTTAATTTTAGTTAGTAATCCCCCTGTTACGAATAAATCGTTGTTGTCTAGAGTTATAGACGCTACTTTTGACGCTTTTACAGAGCATCCTTATGCAATAGTATTATCTGCCGTGGTTTCGATTATTGGCTTAGGTTTATCGTTTTATGGCTTTAGCAAGTGTTTAAGCATTAAAACTGTAGAGCGAGAAGTTGTTGTTGGGCTTAGTCCACAATCTGAACCAGCGGAGGATAAACCTTTAATAGCTGGGAAACAGGTTGTTACTAGTTTAAAACCTCAATCAGAGCCTATTGAAGATAAACCTGGATTTGGTACTAAGAGCGTTGTAACGACTCTGAAACCACAATCTGGTATTGATGTAGTTAAGTTAGATGGAACTTTTAAAGAGTTTGGCTTAGAACTGCAACCTGATCCAGACAGTGATTCGTTGCGAGCAAAGTTATGGCATAATAATGTTGTTATTTATAGTAATACCATGCAGCGTATATGTAATGGTTTAATTATTAAGGGTGGTTTATTATTGTGCCCCGACCATTGTTGGAGGGGGGCATGTGAGTTTAATACTATTAAAGTATATAGTATTGGTACTGCCACAATAGTGGAAGTTAAACCAGATAAATGCTTGGTAGTTAGTGCTAGAAAAGATTTAAAGTTGGATAGCGATTTATGTTTAGTTAATCTTACAAATAAGATAAATCGACCTGATATTTTAAAACATATAGCCACTGATGAAGATTTAAGTAGGTTTTCCAGTGTTAATGTTATATTGACTACTACTAGCCATAAGTATGTCAATAGAGAACAGCAATTAGTCACTTTTGCAGCTAAAGAGATAGGTGTATTAGTTGCCACTGCTAAGGAAATAGATTATTACTTTAAGCAAGAATTGTTTACGTGTCGAACCGGTTATAGGTATGATTATCCAACAGAAGCTGGAGACTGTGGAGCCGTAGGAGTTGCAGTTGATCGTTTTTTACCTAGGAAAATTATTTTTATGCATGTAGCTGGAAATGGTGCAGTTGGAATGGGGTGTACGTTGTCCCATTCACTAGTAACTGAGTTGATGAAGTTATTAGTCAATAAGTTACAAGACCGTATAGCCACCGGTGAGTGCGGAGTCATAATTGATAAGGTTTATGAGTTACCATTGATTGCCAATCCGTATGCTGGACAACTGGGAGTTGTTGAGCGCGGAGAAGGAATTAAGACTGTTGACGTAGTTAATAACTTCCTAGAGGGCGGACAATGGCAAGTCTTGGGTCGTAGTGCAACAATTTGGCATCATGATAAAACTAATACTATTCAAACAAGCCCTTTTAATAATATTGGAGAGTTTATACCGAAAAAATTTCCAGTTAACGTTACTGTTACGAAAGATTCGGATCCCTTAGTACTGGCTACATCAAAGTTTAAAGGAGAGGCCTGTTATTTAGATGAGGATTTGTTTGATGAATGTATGGATGACGCATTGTCTTACGCCAATGATTGTCTGCTTGAAAATCGAAGAATTTTGTCTGTTGAAGAGGCAACCTTCGGTTGCGGACATTTGGGAGTTAAAAGTTTAAACTTAAATGCCGGACCCGGTTATTTATACAGAACGAAGAATGAATCTGGTTTGAAAGGTAAAAATTGTTGGTTTAACTTGGATCGTCAGTTTATTAGAAATGATATGCGACGAGCGTGTGATGTACGTTGGGATGAATTAGCTAATAATGAGCTCACGGATAATTTTTATACTGGAGAACTTAAAGTTGAATTAAGACCTCTAAATAAAGCTCCTAGATGGTATAACGGTTGCGAAATACGAGATTTAATAGCACAAAAGAGATTGTTTGGTGCTTTTGAAGGTTATAGTAGCACACATTGGCTTTATTCGGGTCAAACTATTGGATTGGATGTTCATACTCAATTTGGCTTATTGTTTGACCACTTACGTACTTTTGGTAATAATTGGTTTGATGGTGATTTTACTAGTTACGATGGTACTTTACAAGCGACAATGATTATGGGAGTTTTAAGAGCAATAATACGTTGGTATAACAAAGGTAATGTTAGCGAAGACGATAAAAGGCGTAGGTACACTATGGCAGTTAGTATCGCATTTGCTAAAATTTGGGTACGTAATATGATCATTGCTCAAGAGAAAGGTAACCCGTCTGGTAACTATTTAACTGGTAGGATTAATAGTTTATTATTTCAAGGAGGCATTCGTTATATTTTTAAGCTAATTATGATTAAAATGAGAGTGCCTGCTCTTTTGCCCGAGTTTACGTCTACAAGCCAATTGACAATTTTAGATAATATGTGTAAAGACATTGATATGTCTTGTTTACAGGGGCTGAAATTGGATTTTGCAGAGTTTAACAAAAATGTCGGGAGCTATGCTAACGGGGACGATAATGTTGGTAATGTTAGCGACGTCTATTTCCCCTTTTTAAATATGCAGATATTAGCAGAAGGTTTTAAGCTGTTTAATATGATCTATACAGACCCTTTGAAAGGTAATGATATTCCTAAGCGTAAAGATTGGGATCAAGTAGTTTATTTAAAGCGTGTCTTTAAAGATGGAAAGAAGTTTGGAGCACTTGATATAGACACAATATATCAAATGTTAATGTGGTTTAAACGTGGTCCGACTAGTCGTCGGGCACAAGTTGAAATACTACAAGGAGCTTTATGGGAAGCGTATTATCATGGAAAAGATATTTATGATAAGTTTGTTCAGGACATTTTATATGTCTCGAGGACTAAAAATTTAATAATTCCTAATTTACCTTCTTATGCTCAGCAGGATATAAAGTTCCGTTTGTCCCCTGAAGATAATGTTGCGTTGGTTTTCCTGAAGAAGGAAGCCGAACGCGATACAATTCAATAATCGTTTCTTAGGTTCGCACTCTTATGCGTCATAGAGTGCGAATGCGTTAACGGTTATTACTTTCAATAGGTAATACCTAGTTCTACACGTGTGATTGAAAGTTTAGTTTAGGCTGTGTAGAGACGCATAAGTTGCTTAATTTACTCTTGTTGAGCAATGAATTTTAAAAGAGTACTAGTTCATTAGGATTAAATACTGAAGCTGCCAGTATACAAACTCAGCAGCTTGTTACGTATCAAAATGAAGGAGATGTTTATAGGGTTGAAAAGCCATTAATTACGTCTAATATAGATTATTTAAAGTCTGCAGCCGAGGGTAGAATTCATGATTTGATGGATTTTTTAAAACGTCCCGTATCCTTAGC